ACCAGGGCGCGGATCTCGCTGCGACTGCCCTCAGACCATCGGGTGATGCACTCGCCAATCAACTCCTTCGCCACTTGAAGGCGCTCGTCAAAGGCGATGTGCTGTGCCACGGCGCGCTGCACCTTGTATTGGCCGTCGTAGCTGGTGAGGGTTACGTTTCCCTTGGTGCCGCCCATCTTGCAGCCGTACTTCTCGGCGGAGAGTTCGACAAAGGCGCCGATGTCTGCCATCGCGGAGTATTTGAAGTCCGTGATTGCGGTCTGCAGGGCCTGAGCCTTGGTCACCAGCTCCTGCACCAGTTGGTCGCGCAGGATGTCGATGTCGGCGACCAGCTCGCGGGGCACCAGGTGCCCCTGGCTGTTGGTCATGTAGTTGTCTTGGTCGGTCATGGCGATTCCTCAGTGCACGGCGGCTTGTGCCGCAAGGGTGGGGGCGGGGTTGTAGGGTTCTTCCCAGACGATCAGGCTTTGCTCCAGGCTGGCCCGGGTAAGCAGTACACCGCGCAGGGAGTCCGGGGTTTGGCTGTAGCCGTGGCCCTTGAGTTGCGCGCAGCCCTCGGAGTAATGCACTTTAATAATGGGCTGGGTGTAAATGCCGATAGTCACGGTGGCGACAGCAATGCCGTAGCGCATGAGGGCGTCAATGGCGCGCTCGGCGCGCTCGATGTTGGTGGCTATAAAATAGTTTTGCTCGGCGGCGATCATGGCTTTTTGCTCCCTAGTTGGCTGTTGACGCACCCGGCCCGGCAGGCGCGGTACAGGCGCACCCGCTGCGGGTTGGTGCTGGCAAAGGGCTGGCGTTGAATGTTCATGCACTGGTTGACGGGGATCTCACCCATCACCGGGCAGTAGCAGGTTTCGCCCATAAAGGCACCGCGCACGGCTTTTTCCACGCGGGCAAGGTCGCCCTTGTACTTGCCTTGCAGCACCTGGTTAACCACGGCGGGGCTGTAGTTGATCATCTCGGCCACGCGGCCCTGGGTGTGGGCGCGGCACTGGTCCCGCAGGGTGGCCAGCCAGACGGGTTCGTCGAAGTGCTTCATTGGTCGCCCCCCTGCCGCTCGGCCTGGCTCCACACAACCTTGTCCAGGTTGGGGTCATAGAGCTGCTTGAGTTTTTGCACCTGGGGCGGACGCGGGCCGGTGTTTTTGCTGCCGATCAACTTGTAGCGGGCGCGGGTGCCGGGGCGGCTGGGGCGCACCACGGCCAGGTACCCGGCTTGTGCCAGGATCACGCAGTAGGCTTTTGCTGTGCCTTCGGCGACGGGACACTTTTCAGTGCTGGCAGCAATGGACAGGTCGCGCCAGTCAAACTCCCGCAGGATTTTGATGGTGCGCCACAGCTGCTCGCGGCCCTTGCCTTGTGCGGTGGGTGTGCCATCGCGGCGCAGGCGGGGGGCTTCTACCCCGGTGTTCCTGATCAGGGTGTAGGCGTGCTCCTGGCGGGCTCCGGCGCGCTGGCCAACATCGATCCGATCCAGGTAGCCACCCCGCTCCAGCCGCTGTACATAGCTTTTAACCGTCAGATCATTGACCTTTAAACGCTGGTCCACGCGGCAGATCAGATCCTTGATGGTGAAGCATTCCATTTCGCGGATCGTTTGCCAGATGGCGTCCTGGGTGCCGTAGTGGCCGATGTGGGCAGGCTTGCGGCCCATGCCTTTGGCGGGTTTTACCTCGGTCATGGGAGCCTCCTATGGGGCGCTTCGCCGGTGTACAACTCGCGGTTGCCCCAGGTCTTTTTGGTAACGGTGTCCCAGTCTTCACGGCAGGCGGTTTCACGCACACGGTCGAGGTTTACGCAGATGCGGCGCACACTGCCCCGGCTGATCCGGTGGATCTCGGCCAACAAATCGTCAGCCACCTTGATGCCGGTGGCGTAGAGCCTGCTCAGGTGCTGGGCGTCTTCGATGCTGGCGGGCTGGGCTGGCACAAAATCCAGCACCCGACCGTGGAAGCGCTCCCACTTTTTGAGTTTTACCGGCAGCTTTTCTTCGCCAATCAGCAGCATGCTGGCCTGGCTGCCTTCGTAGATGTCGCGCACTATCTCCACGGCCTTCTTGTCGACAATGTGGTCCATCTCGTCGATGATCAGCGGCCGCTGGCTTAACACCAGCTCTTCACTGATTTGGTCGGTCATTTCGTAGATGGTGTGTGCAGGGGCAATACCCATCTCTTTGAGGATGGATACCAGCAGGCCCTTCTTGGTCCAGCTGCTTTTGCACTCGATGTAGTAGGCGCGCATCTGGTTGGCGGTATAGGTGGCGCTGAAGGATTTGCCAAAGCCGCTGGGACCGTAATACACCACCATGCCTGGCAGGCTGGGGGACCTGTTGATCGCTCTCTCCAAGGCGCTGATAGCCAGGCCCACATTGGTGAGCGGTGCCGTTGAGTTGTAGATCGGGTTGTCTGTCATGTATAGTTTCTCCGTTGCTTACTTGGTTTATGCAGCTCGGGCTGGCCCTAGTTGGCGCTGGACGCCAGCCCGAAACTTTCCTGCATTCTTCTCTGCGCTTTAAACTCCGCTGATTGCTGATACCGCTGCCACCATCTGGCATCGGCTTCGCTGATGTCGTCACCACGTTCCTGAGCCGTATCAATGGCCTGCCAGCGCTTGAAGCGCTCGCCTGGGGTAACCTCGTCTGGCTGTTCCTTTTGCTGAAAACGCAGCATGGCTGCCTCGCTGCGGCGAACCATGTCCTGGTCTTGCTGGATGGGTCTTTCGATGGGGGCGCGCACCGGGCGCACCACCTTGGCTTCTGCTGGTTCGGGCAGCTCCGGGCGGGGCAGGCTGCGGGATATTTCCGCAAGGTCCATGCGGATCTCGGCCCGGGCTGCTTCCTTGGTGGACTTGATGAATTGGCGCCGAGCACGGTTCCAGGCGCTGCCCGCAACGGTGTCGCCAAAGCCCAGGGCTTCCAGGCAGTCGACGGTAGCGATAAACCGGCCGTCGAGGGTGTAGGCATGTACGCGCTCGTGCAGCTGCTCCGGGTCAAAGCGCACAACAATCTTCTGCTTGGCTTCGCCCAGCTCTTGTAGCTCGGGCGCGTAGTAACGGTTGCGGCCGTCTCGGCCCTTGCCGGTTTGTGCACCCGCCGCCAGGGTAAAGGTGCCATCCCGGGCAACAGTGATGGCCTCTGCGGCCAGCAACCATAGGCGCCGCTGGGCTTCGGTGGCTTTGCGCACTGGGGCAGATGCGTAGGACTGGTTGAACACTTGGTCAAAGCTGTGGATGCCCGCCGCCATTTCGGTGCGGCGGTTGGCCTTGGCGTTCCAGTGGATGATCTCTTCGTTGAGGGTAGTGAGAAACTTGTCCAGGGGTATAGCAGTTTGGCCGTAGTTTTCTGGCTTGGCTTCCACGTTGGGGCCGGTGTAGGCGCCAGCAAAGTCGGGGTGCTGATCGATGTAATCGCCAAGGCCACCGACGCCAAAGGTGCGCTCGATGGGCTTGGCCTGGCCGTGACCTTTGGCCTGGGTGCCGGCTTTGTTCACGCTGGTCCAATGCACTTTGATGCCGAGCATGGGGAAGATACCCAGCGGGTCATCTTCCCGCACCTTGAAGCGGTAGCGGTTTGGGGTGCCGCCGGTCATCCACTTGTTGGCAGCCGCGCGGGTGTTATCGATGGTGACGTCCTCGGGGATGCCGAACTGCTCGACCAGGTCGCCAAATGACAGGCGGATGGTTTGGGTGTTCTCGGTTTTATCTACCCGATAAGAGAGAATCTTGCGGCTGTAGATGTCTTGCCAGAACCATGTTTTCGGGCGCTCGATGGTGCCATCCGGGAAGCGCACAAAGACGTTGTGCTGGTAGCCGTCGCCGTTGATCCACTGCAGGGCAAACATGTTGCGGACGCTGCGCTGGATGGCGGGGTAGCGCTTCATGAGGGCGAGCTCGCCTTCGCGCTTGAGAATGCGGACGGTGGCGGGGATACGTTCGGTGGTCCAGCGGGTGATGGTGCGCTGTGAAGGGATGGTCCACTGGTGTTCTGTCGCCGCCCGCTGCAGGCGTGAATAGCAGCTGGCCACGGTGGGGCATTCGTTGCGCAGCCAGTCTGACTTGAAAAAATCCCAGGCTTCGGGTGTGCATTCGGCGCTTTGGGTGTTGCCTTTGCGCTGGGGCATGAGGGCCGGCAACCAGTCGGCTTTGTCGACGGTTTTGATTTGTGCCAGCCAGCGGTAGATGGTGGCGCGGTCGGTGTTCATCTCCTGTGCGACGGCTTTCCAGGCTTTGGATTTACTGATGCCGTTGTCAATGAGACCGAGGCCGATATTGATCGCGCGCAGGCGGTCCTGGGCGATCGCTTTTACCGTGTCGGTGGCTTGGTCGTAGCAGTGCCAGAGGGAGTCGTGTTTGACGTCTGCCTCACTGGTTTTGGTTTCGCTTTTGCCACGATAGATAGTTATGGCCACACGGATGTCTTCGGGAAGCTCGGCTATCAGGTAGAGGGCAAGGGGTTTGCCGGGGTGCGGGACCAGGGTTTCGTTCCAGGCTTCGCGCTTTGCCCTTTTGTGGATCCCTGGCTTGGATTTGCCGGTGGCTTGTGCCACCTCTGTCAGGGTTGTGTAGTTTTCGTTATTGGGATCCATTTTACTTTCTTGCCTCCAGGTACTTCTTGAGCGCGGCTTTCTGCTTCTTGAGATCGGCTTCCATGCGCTGGATTCGGCCAAACTCGGCGAGCAGCGCATCTTCCCCTACCAGCACCTGGCAACCTCTGGCTTTGCTCAGCAAGTTGGTCAGGCAATAAGAAACTGTGGCTTGCTCGAATGCGGCCGCGTAGCGGAACGGGAAATTGTGGTCGCCACGGCTCTCGGCGGTGTAGGCGTCGAGCATG